AAAACAAATAAAATTGTTACCGTTAGACGTGGAGATGCATTTATGCAAGGTATTTTTGTAGAGTATGGAATAACAGAAGATGATAAAGTAGAAACTTCTCGTAATGGTGGATTTGGTAGTACGGACAAGAATAAAGGGTGATTTAATATAGAAGCAAAAGAATCAAATAATATAATCAGTGATGAAGATGGCGCATTGATTATTATAAATATCTTATATGAACAAGGCATTATTAATAAAAGAACTTATGATAATATTTTGAAAAAGTATAAGATTACATAATATAGAAAAATACTGTTGAAAATAAGGCTTATTTTATATATAATAGTATATAAAATAGGCTTTATTTTTGAAAGGAGATAACATGGATAATTATATAACGTCCCTCGATAGAAATAGACCAAGAAATATTGCTTTTTATGGACGTGTTTCAACTGAACATGAAGCACAATTATCAGCATTACAAAACCAAATGCAATGGTATGACGATCAATTAAAGTTCCACCCCAATTGGAATTTAGTTGAAAAGTATATTGATGAAGGAATAACAGGTACTCAAGCAAAGAAACGTCCAGGATTTTTAAGGATGATTGAAGACTCTAAAAAAGGGAAATTTGATTTAATAGTAACAAGAGAGGTATGTAGATTTGCTAGAAATACAGTAGATACCTTAGTATATACCAGAGAACTCAAAAGCAAATATAATATAGAAGTATATTTTGTAGATGATAATATTTGGACTATGGATGGTGATGGGGAATTACGACTTACATTGATGGCTACATTAGCACAAGAAGAAAGCCGAAAGACTTCTGATCGTGTTAAAGCAGGACAAAAAATCAGTAGAGAAAATGGCTCATTATATGGTAATGGAAATATCTTAGGATATGATCGTGTTGGAAATACCTATGTAATTAACGAAGAACAGGCTGAAACAGTTAGAATGATTTATGATATGTATTTAGATGGTCTTGGCTCAATGAAAATCGCTAAGTCATTATCTGTTCAGCAACGTAAGAATGCAAGTGGAGATATAAAATGGTCTGCTGAACGTGTAATGAGAATATTAAAAAAATCAACATATACAGGTGTACTTGCTTATGGTCAATCACATAGTAATAATTATCTTGAACAAAAGAGAATTAATAATCTTGATAGAGACAGTTATATGTATCAGAAAGTAAACATTCCTGTTATTATACCACAAAATAAATGGGATGATGTGCAAAAAATAATCGCTAGACGTACAAAATCTGTAGGAGATAAATTATCTGGTAAAAAAGACGTAAAAGAATTTTGGAGTAAAAAACTTCTATGTAATTGTGGTAGTTCTTTTAGAAGAAATAAATGGAGAACTAATAAGACAGGTGAAGCAGTATATGGTTATCAATGCCAAAGACAGCTTAATTATGGAAGTAAACAATTTCGTGAAAAAAACGGATTAGATACGGATGGATATTGCGGAATTAGAATGGTTGCAGATTGGAAACTTGATATGATGGCAAAAATGGTTATAGAACATATTTGGAAAAATAAAGGTGAATCTGTTATATTAGCATTAAAAATGATATCTGAAAACTATGAAGAAGATGTAAAACCAAATAAAAAGAATATCAAGGAAACAGAATTAAAAATAGAAAAACTACAAAAACGATTACAGAACTTAATAGAAATGAGAGCAGATGGTGAAATATCAAAAGAAGAGTTTGCTGAATCAAAAAATACGATCACTGAACAGATTTCTATATTAAATTCTGAATTAACAATTGATGAAGTTGAATCAGATGAACCAGAATCAATTGAAAAGAAGATAGAAGTTATAAAACAAGCCATGAATGAGGTTATAGATTTTTCACAACCTAAGTTACCAAAGTATATCATTGATAAATTCATTTCAAAAGTTCTTGTTCTTGATAACAATAAATTTAGATGGTATATTAATTTAGGAAATGATTATGATAAGAACTCAGACATATATTTAGACACACAAGTAGAAGGACGCAAAAATAATTATTCTGCTCAGATATTAAGTAATGATGATAGCCTATCTTCTGTCCATAGCAGCACAGGCAGCTATCGCAGAAACAAAGGCGAAATAATTAACTTAAATTTCGTTATTACTTATAAAATGGCACAAGATTACAGAAAGTCTATTGGTAAATACTTACGTAAGAATCAATGGTCTGACGCAATCATTGATGTCGCAGTAGAACTATAAAGAGTTCTATTAATGTCCAAACGATATATAATACCTCATGGTGCGAGAAATCATACTGTGGGGTATTATTTTATTTACAATTCACAGACGTAAAAAAATAGGACAGAAGAGTATCATTACTCAACTGTCCTAAATTATTTTTATCCTCTTGACTTGCAGAACAAGTGTTTGTATAATGTAAGCATGGAGGTAAGATGCTATGAACACAAATCAATTACAATATGAAAATATCAATACAAAAAATCTTATTAATGAAATTTATCGTATAAATCCAAATGTAAAATTTAACACATTTGGGAATGTAGTATCTGAGAAGGAAGCCATGATGTTATATCGTGCCGTTTTAAAAAATTGTAACAATAAGAACGCAAATCTTGTTTATATACCAGTAATCAGTATGTAAGCGTAAAAAATAGGGTAACCAGAAATTAATCTGATTACCCTGTAATTGTTTATTCGTTATATACACTTCCCTCTGGATAATGTACTTCTAATGCCTTTATTTCTGGTAAAAGCTTCTCGTGATATATATCATCACCGCCGCATCGCTCGTAAAGGTTTCCCATATCTAAAAATGTTTTTAATCCATCAGGAGTAATATATCCTTGAGAGACAAAATCTCTATGCATTCTCCATAATGAACTTCTAAATGACGCAACAGTACATTCTTTTGACGTTGTAGCAAAGTCATTTATTACAGTAGATAATTCTGTAATTTGATTGCTTAGATTCTCTTGATTTTCTTGTAAATGATTACGAATTTCAATGCTCTGATTATGATATACTTCTTGATTATTCATAAAAGAATTTTCTACTGTTTTTATCTTATGTTCCAATTCATCTAATCGCTTATTTAAGCTTTGTTCTTGCAATTCCTTATTGGTTTTAAGACCAAGTGATTCAAGCGTTCCTTTCCATAATTTAGTACCTTCTACGATTAATAGAAGAACTAATACTACACAGAGGATAATTGTAAATATCCCCTGTGAATTTATCTCATTTAATACACTAATCATCTCATTATCCCTCAATCCTTTCCTCAAAAGCTAAAATTATTTCTTCTTAATGTACTGAGCAGATACATAACCTGTGTATTTACCTGCAATTCTAATTTGATACCATTTGTTTCCAGATATATCTTTTTTGGCTTTTAATACATCTACTAAGTTCCCTCTTTTAAGAATTGGATAGGATGGTAATTTACCATAATTTGTTCCTGCACCAATACGCACATTTAATTCAGATGCGGTTACTTCTCCGACAAATGGATATTTAGTTTTACTTGTAGAAGTACTAGGTTTTGTAACAACTGCATTAGGATCTTTGATGTTAGTTTTCTCAACATAACCTACAAATTTATCTGCAATTTTCACTTGATAACGTGTTCCAGATACACCAATTACGTCTACTAAATTACCTTTATTTAGCTTTGGGTATGTAGATAATTTTGATGTTCCTGTAGGATTTGCAAATACATCTGTGTCATCTTTTGTGGCTGCACCTACCCATTTGTTATAGGTTGTTTGTGATGGCTTGATATTGCTTAAATTAAGTCCTTTACCTGTAAATCTTAGACGGTGCGTCCATCCATGAGAGTACAAATACCATCCTTGAGTCCTAATCTCATTACCAGAATCATCAATAGTATTTGTAGTTCCTTCGGATGATCTTGCATGTACAATATTATCTCTATCAATTGCCATAGCAACGTGATGAGTTACATTTAATTCAAGGTCACCTTTCTGCATTTGTGCGTGTGCAGTCTGATTTCTAGCTACAATTTCAAAACCTACATTGAGCATATTAAGCATATTTCCTGTATAGCTACAATGAGATTTAAGATAGTTTGCCTGTGTTGTTAATCCATTTTTTAAGAATGCATAATAGTAAGCAGTACAGCAAAGAGAAGAACAATCATATGACTTAGGATTAGTAATATTGTAAAGGCTTCTTACTGCTTGACTATAACCATGAGAGTTGTCATTTGCAATTCCTACAGCGAATGAAACTGCGTCATTAATTACGTTTTGAATAATGTTATTTGACATATTATTATCACTTCCTTGTGGTTTATTTGTTGTTGGAGTTATTGTAGAAGTATTAGAAGTTTTAAGATATTTCTTAGAGAAGCAGACGTTAGTATCAAATTTTTTACCTGTTAGACCAGGTACAGTACCTCTGTCTGTATACTGGAAAAAATCACATTTAATAGGTGGTTCATGATATGAATAATCAGATTTATAATGAGCTAACCAGAATACATAGCCTTTGTTTTTTACAGCGGAACTATACATGTTGTTGTAATAATCTGTATTAGCATAATATCCTGGAATATATCCTGCTTTTTTAACCGTTTCGCAAAATTTAATAGTAAAACTATCACATTCTTTTGCACCGAGTTTTACGCCTTTCTTAGCAGCCTTCGTAATAGTATCATATTCAAAATCTGCAAATACAATCTTAGGTTGATGTGCTTTAATTACTTCTAAACATTTGTTAGCGTTTGCCTTTATCTCTGTAAGATTTGTAGCGTATATAAACCAATACACACCAATAATGTTGATTTTATTTTTTTTACAAGCATTAGCATACTCGTTGAATTTGGAATCAATAGTAGTTCCATATCCTGCACGAAGAATAATATTATCGTATCCTGCTTTTTTGATTTTGGCAAAATCTAAAGTATCCTGCCAGAAACTAATATCTAGTAATTTTGTTGCCATATTATGCAACCTCCTTTTGTAAATTTGATGTATAAAAAAGAGACACTACATATTTCAGTGCCTCATTGTTACTAGCAATCATATTTAAAATTTTATTTCGTTCTCTAATAATATCTTGAAGATTGTTACTTCGGAAACTTTTATAATCATAAGGTAATTTCTTTAATAACTTAGGCTCAACAAAATATTTAATACAATTTTTATGTTTATATGTTCTTATTAAATACATAGGATTATTATGATTATTGAATAAATGATGATAGAAAGTGAAAGTAGATGTGTCTACAAAGAAAAGATTTTCTTCTCTATAATCTAAATGATCATTTTTAAAAATAATATAATCAAATGAATGTTTATATTTATATAGTATATCCTCTAAATTTAAATCAGATTTATTATATAAATGTGTATTATATCCTCGTACACGACTTGGTTGTTCATTTTTATATTCAATTCTAAAAGTATATTGATTTATAATATCTTTATATTGGTTCGAGCATATTATAATGTCATCAGAAGTTGAATTATGTATTAATAATACATCATCTTTTTCTTCAATATGATTCTTACTTTTATAATTTTTACAATGTTTATTATAGATATTCTTTTTTAGGCACTCAGGACAACACCAGCTTGTGTTTGAACCATATTTAATGCTATTGTTTTTAATTGTGTGATTCCCACAAGAACAAATACAGTCATAATAAGTTATAGGATCGCCATTAGTATTTCTTTTAATGTACAATTTTTTATTAACTTTTAAATTACCAAAAGTCTTTCCTGTTAAATCTTCAATACCTAAATATTTATAATGTCCACCACAATGATTATTATACCCATTTTCTCCATCTGAATTTAATGCTTTTATTAAAGCAATTTCCATATTACAGGCTTCTTCCTCAGTAAGGTGTTCTGCAATAATTTCATGCTCAAAATTATCCCAACCATATTTCTGAATAGCATTATAAAACCCTTGCTTTTTATAACCACATCCATTTTTGCCCCAACGCTGAGATGGTTTAAGCTTTGTAATACCAACATAATATTTATTACTAGGACTTATGTGAACATATACAGAATAATTATTATTTTTTCTATGGTCTATTTCAGACATGCCATTTCCTCCTCAAAATTAAACATAAAAAGAACCACTATTTTCTAGCAGTCCATAAATTCAAAGCATCATTTAATTCCTTATTTCTGATATAAACCCAGAACATTTGCTGATTATTTGGATTCAATCCTACAACTTCATATTTAATATTTCTTTTGGTTAAAAACTTTCTCTGTTCAAGAGAATAGCAACAATATAAAGGTGTTTCTCTTTTCATTCATTCACCTCATTTT